CTAATTATTAACAATAGATTGATGTTGTGTATACTCGTCGTAGATAGTCCTTAAATCCATTTCATTCTTTTTTATACGCCTTTGCAAGGCTTTTAACTTTCTTGTTTCAAATAAGTCGGTAAACAGCTTTTCTACAGCCTTATCTCTCCCTTCGATATAACAAATATACTTAAAATCATTAAAGCTATATGGTCTCATGTCATAACCTCACAACTAATAATATCCTCTAAATTAATATCAATTATTCGCTCGTCAAAGCGTTCAAGTGATACAATGTGTTTTTTGTTGTCGATGTTTACAGGCACGACATACTTGTATCGCACGTGATGATTGTTCTTTAAAAACAGTACTTCTATTGACCAGTTCCGCTTAAGTGCATCTGCTAATACTATTGAATGTTCTAAAATATCATCAAATAAGTTATACATTTACTTCACCTCTTGCTAATATTATAAGAACAAACGTTCTTAAAATCAAGTGTTAAAAAGTGTTGTGTTGCATAAAGTTATATGTAATAATATTCACATGAACGATTTTCGTTCATTATTTCATTCAACTATTAGCTGTTTGACATCCCGTTTTTGACATCTGAATATAACAGCAACCTCGAATTTTTTCGGGGTATTTTTTTGCATAAAAAAAAGCCCACCGAGTGGTGGGTTAGTTAATTTCGTCAATGAATTGCTTAACTTTAGCAATACTAACACTGTATAAATCAGGGTACGTATTTTTTAAAGATGACATTTCTTTATTTGCAACATCATTACTATTAACAGTATTGACTTTGTGCGTTCGTATATATGACTTATTTTCTTTCAAATTCAGAAGAGGATAGTCAGACTTGAGAACTTTTAAATCATATTCCTCATGAATATGACGCTCTTCAGTTACTCTCGATATTGGTAAAACCGTCAAATCGCATGGAATTAAATCTTTTTCTGCATTGATTACTAAAATCGGTCTAGACTTATACTTCATTTTCTTTTCTCTAACATCATAATATGGAAATTTCGAGGTTCTAATAGTACCTATTAAATCTGAAGAATCTGTCATCGAAGCACCTCTTCGTTAAAATCTTCAAATTCATCAAGATACATGCCGTATTGATGGTCAAAAATTCTAACTTTCTCAGCATCTTTTTCAATATCCTCTAGCTTTAAAACTTCACAACCGCTATCTTCATCATTTAATCCTATTCTGCTATTTTTCCATGACAATTCATTGTGTGTCATCTCTCTTAAAGACCATGCTTCAAACTTTCCGTATGTGTTTACTACATTGTCTATAATATACTTTTCTGTTTCAGATAATGGTTCGCCTTCATAAGGGGTATACCCATTTTCTAAGAAATATCTTAATTCTGGTACAACAGGACCATGCTTCCACCCTTGAATGTCATTTTGAAATAGAATTTCGCCAGTTAAAGCTATACTTTGGCGCTGAGCCAAATATATTAGCTTTTGTAACTTCATTTCACTGTTCTCAAATAAAGATCTCGAATAGCTCTCATAGCTATGGATTAAATAACGGGCAAATAAAGTAACGTCCTTCATTTTAAACCCTCCTTTTTGGATTAACATCCAATTGAAGTGACTTGTAGTCACTACATCTTATATCATTCTAATACACTTTAAGCGTACTTGTAAACCTTTTTCCAAAATCAAAATTCAACGTCAATTTTGGTCAAACAGTACAATGTCCTTGTATTTCCCATTTGGAAGATTTATAAAAAGATACAACCTGTAACTCAAAAAATAAATAAAAAGCCAAATTTAATACCTCTGCGCCCTTCTTTGCACCCATTGAAACAGAGGGTTTCATTAACAGTTAAAAATATTTTAGTTTTTATCTTAAAATCACTACTTCCATTGTAATCTAATTCACATTTTTATAAGTATCACAAAAGTATCCTGTTTATAAAACAAAAACCCCCGCAAAATGCGAGGGCAATAGTTTTATTTCAAGAAATAGTTTGCTGTGTAATACCAGCCGTCTGACGGATACCAAAGCTCTAGGTATCCTTTCCCGTTGTTGTACCATGCTAATTTCGTATTAGGTGCATACCATTTAATTTTCCCAGAATTCAATTTTGTGTTATTCCACACTGGAATACGAAGGTCTTTCGCGCTTTTAATTCGAACTTTTATGCGGCCTTTCGCATCTTTTTTAGCTACGACATCGCAAAAGCTCTTATACATGTAGTATAATTTGTCGTTGATGTACGTCTTGTACCAGTATTGATTATGTTCATATACTAAGAACTCAGTTCCTGATTTATACATGCGCGCTGGATTTGATTTAAAGTCCATTTTTGGCAATAGTGGCGCGCTGTCAACGATTTTCCCATCATGTCTGTTTGGATTTTTAGATGTAATACGCTTATACTCATCGATAATTGCTTGTTGTAGCGACGGCCAACGTTTTTCAGCTAAAACACGATGTGGACAATATTTTCCGCTCCAATCTTGATGCTTTTTAACTGTATCTTTCGAAGCCACAATTCCTTGCTGTACGCATAGCCCTGCAATATACTTGATTGCATTTTGCTCTGATTTTGTATATTTGGAACCTCCAGATTTGCTGTAACAAATCTCTACACCGATGGTATTCCTGTTTCCATATCCATTTCCACCATCACCACAGTGCCAGGCGTTACGGTCGAATGGCACAACTTGAATGGCTTCTTTATCATCTACTGCAACATGAAAGCTAACTTCGTTATTGTTGTTTTTACAGTAATCTGTCTCATTTTGTGCTGTAGCATCATTGTACGTATTGTGTACAGTAATTTTTTTTGCATCCATACGGTTCGGCGCTTTGATGCCATATTTTGAACTTGAGACTAAATTTTGTCTGAAGGATACACCATTTACTGTTGCCATTTTACTCCACCCCTTCGATTTCATTTTCTCGGAACCCTTGCGTTACGCGTTCATCATTAATATAAAAAGAGACAAAGAATAAATCTTTATCTCCTTCTTCATGAACAGTTTTGGTAATTATTCCTTTATGCTCACTCTTAGCAATGATGTTTTTTGCTGTTTCATCTAGCTGTTTATCATTCTTTACGCTATCTGTATCAACTACTTTTACTTTTTGCCCTTTACTGAATTTCATTTGTCTTCATCCTCTCCATATTTTTTAGCTCGATTAGTAAATTGTTCAAATAAACCAGTTCCGCCCGCTCCAGCTAGTGCACCTGCCCAAATCATTGTTGCAAGCGATCCAGAACCATCTAAAAATGTCGCTAAGGCCCCTAAAATGGCCCCAACAAAAATACTTACTGTTGGAAGCCATTTCGAAGGAATTAGCTCTGTTTTTTTAATTGCTTGCACAAAAACAGGCGTTACAACTACTAAAAATGTCATATAAACTAGTAACTCTTTTCCAAATTCCATTTTTATCATCCTTTATTTTGTAATTTTGTGTTCTAGTAAATCTACCTTATGTGCTAATTTACCGACCGATTTTGACAAACTATCAATTGACTGTTGCTGTTGCCCCATCATGTCATTTTGCTTGTCCATTAAACGCTGTTGTTCGTTCATCGTACTAATAAACTTATCTCGTTCTTCTTTCGATTCTTTATCCCGCTTCTCCCGCTCTGTTTCCATTTTGTCCCGCTCTTCTTTCATTTCTACTCTTACTATTTTTGAGTCATCCCAGATTCTTTTAGTAATAATCAACAAAATAATAAACAGTGCGACAAATAGCGCCGCGAAAAACATTTCTTTTGCTAAAGCATAATCAAATACTTTCGTTAAGCCTTCATACATCCCAACCATCCCCTATTTTCAACATAAAAAATAAGCCTATTCGGCTTTTGCTTCTTCTGATTGTATTCGTTCTTGTTCTAATCTCAATTCTTCCACTTTCTTTTTAACTTGATTACGTAATGTGGAAGGCACTTCTTCGATTTCTTTCCTTCCGTTCATCACTAGATTTACATAAATTGGTATCATATACGCCATTTTTTCACCCTAAATTACTTTCAAATAGTGCGGCTAAGGCCTCTTGGGTGAGTAGTAATTCCTCTCTTATTTTTTCGATTTCAGTTTGTTCAGGATGGATTTCATCTTGAAGCTTTTCGTATTGCTCTTGATCAAGAATAGCTTTTTTATTTATTACTTTTACACAAAATAACTTATTTACTGTACTTTCATCCGCTAATACATCAATAGTATTTTCTTCTTTTGAGTTACTCCATCCGTCAATATATCCGTCTTTACCAACTGTTACATAGTGTATATTCATAGAAGAGCCACTACCTTTCTCATTACCGCCTGATTGTTTGTTCCAGTAGAATTGTTGTCTGAACCAGTTAATTGAGTTGCTGAAACGTATAAATATTTGTGAACTGGACTATTATCCATCATTGCGTCAAAATTATGCCCGCCGTATGTTTCTTTTGTTACTATCTGTGTACACCAATAGTAATCACGTGCTGCACCAGCACTATATTTAGACCAATAAATAATCCACGCCTTGCATTGGTTAAGAGGAATCGACGGTGTTACCGTCTGTGATTCTGACATATAAAATGAGCCAGTCCAAACAGTTTGCGTAATCTTGCTGTCAGAATATGCCTTCGCATCAGCTAAAGCTTGAGCTGCTTTTAAGCTCGCATCTGCTTTAGCGTCACTAAGCGCTTTATCTGCTTTAGCCTGTGCGCTAGCCGTTGTTTCTTTGGCATTCCAGCTCGTTTTGTCTGTCGCTGTGACATGAATATCCGCATTATTTACATGTGCATTTAAGTCCATTTTTTGCGCGAATTGCGAGGGCTGCATAGCATCAAATTGTGTTTTTAAATCATCCGCTTTTTTATCAACGTCATCTAATTTAGTGTTTAATCTCTCGAACGATTCATCGAATATTTTTTCGTAATCATCCCAACGTTCAACATAGTACGTAGCAACAGGAAAAAAGTTATCATCAATCATTGCTTTTTCAATTACGAAACTAAAACGATGAATTTGCATTGATTGATTTTGATATTTAACGTATAATTCTGCATTTACTTGTCCATCGTGGCTTATCTGATCATCAGTTAATGAATACTCAAAAACACCTTTTGTTCTGTTAGTTATTTCTGGATTAACAACATATTTACTTTCATATTCTTTGCCAACTGACATTATCATCGCAAGCGTTACCTCTGCTGCGCTTGATAAAGGCAAACTATTTACTTCTTTTTTTGCTGTAAAATTTAATCTGGCAGTTCCTCCCGAATCTTGTGTACTAAATTTTATCGCTGGAACGTTAGCTTTAGCATTTTGAGCACTAACAGAGAAATCAAGAATTGCAGATTTAAATATTTTATTTGTCATGAGAAAATCTGCCCCCCATATATTTTTTGCTCAGCTGTAGTTGAATTTAAATTAATTGTTGAAGATGATTTGCTTAGTATGCTCCCGTAGGTTGATTTAAGACCAATATTTGATGTTGCTTCACAAACATTCGTTGAAAAGAAATAAGCTTGACTTAAAAATTCAGCAGACATAATAATATTTTGATTTACAAAGTAATTATTATAGCAGCCGCCGCGCGACTGATCATATAATACAGCAACTACGTTGGTTGCTTTTAAATTCGTATCAAATCTACAGTTAGAAACTGAACCATACCAGCAACGCAAAAAATTAATAACAGCTTTACTATTGTTAACAGATGTGCTCATAGAATTAACGCCTTGCACAACGCATTGAAACATGATTCCAGAAAATGTAATGCTTTTTACAAAAAAACCCGTTTGGGAAGTTTTGTTATCTATTGTTGCTAGATTAGTAGAGCGAATATAAAAATGTTCCGCTCCGCTAATCGAGCTAACGTATACATCTTCGTTATATTGTCCTGGTTCGCAATTGATATATATATCACCACCAATTTTTATTTTAGGAATCATATCTACAGCTTTTTGTATTGATTTAAAAGGCTTGTCAATATCTCCGTTACCTGTTGAATCACTTCCATTTACAGCACTAACATAATATTCAATATCAGCTGCTGAGTTACCATATAATTCATCCAACTTGCTTCTCAACTCTTTATTTTGTTCGCTCACGGTTTGTAACAATTCGTTTGATTCTGCTAATTCTCCTGCGATTGCTGAATAATCGCCATTTAAACGACTGTTTAAAGTGCTGTAGATTTGTCCATTTTTGCTAGTTCTCGCATCAACTACTTCCGTAATGTTATTCCCGCCTGCTTCTAAAACAACATTATCGATTCTATTATTAGTTGCATTTATATCTACATCTTTTGCCAATGAATCTTTTTCTAATTTTTCCATATTAGCATTAAACTGCTGGTACTTATTAGAATCAAAAAGGGTATTTCCCCATCTTTCGAGATTTAACATCTATTTCGCTCCTTTCAGTGCTTTTGCTAATTGGGCCATTATTGATACTATCGACTTTTTATTATTTGAAAGTGTTACTTCTGGCGCTTTTATTGTGAATGGATACTTTTTGTATGCAACTATCTGCACATCATAATCAATGCCAAGAGGCTCATAAATAAATAGAACGTAATCTCCTTTTCCACAATCGTAGTATTGTTTTAATGTCACACTTCCCGTCGTCGCTGGATAGTCTTGTAATTCGAGCTTAAGGCGCCTTTGCATGTTACCTGCAACAGTGTATCGTTCATCAGAAATAGGTTCCTGCCATCGCACACCCCATTTCCCGACTTCTGGACTAGTATAAGTAACAGGAGAAAAATAGTTATTTCCATTACTATCCACTTTACCGTAACCTTTTATTTTAGTTTTAAGGGATAACGTGTCAATATCAAAACTTACTTCGTCTGTGTTGTATTTATATCTGATGAAATTTTCTGTCTTAGTACCATAATCTTCACGCGGTTTAAAAACTAAATGCTTATTATCCGGAATAACAACCACTCCATAGTCTTCAAGTAATTGATCTATAAGCATTAAGTAGTTATTATTTCCAAAGTTTTCTTGTTGAACTTTTTCGAGCAAATTTGAAGGGTCGATTATCTGCCATGTAAAACCCCTGTTATCAGTTTTAAAAACATGAGTTAAGCATTGTGCTAAAGTAAAAGAACCTGTTATCTGGTCATCTTGCCGTCCATCCTGGCACGTATAGTAAATGTGAGGCGCTTTTATATCTTTAGATAAAGTCTGCCCAATCGCTTCATGACTTAATTGTTTTACAACAAATTCTTGACCTCTAAAAAATACAGAACTTTCATAATCTAAAAATGAATAACAGTGGGCATTTTTATTTGTCTGTGTAACTTTAAATTCAATGTTCCACATTTCATTTTCTGTCCAGCTTTCACAAAAACTTTCTTTATCAAAATCTGTTAATATTTCTTCGTTATTCTTCCAAAAATCAGCAACTATAATATCGCTATTCATATATTCACCTACTTATACAAAAAGGAGAAATCCCATTTTGTATCTAAATGACTAGTATTACTAATCTCGATAAGATTTTCTCCTTTTTTTAAACTTATTAAGCCGTGATTCGTTTGCCGACCACAAGGGCTTCCATTTATTCGAGGAGTTGCTCCGTCAATAATTAGCGTGTCTGTCGTTATCAGCGCTGGATGATATATAAACCTATCTCCTGTTGTTTTGTTGTAGATAGTTAATTCTCCCTCGTTTTGCCCTCGTATCGTTATTACTAAAGGATGTTCGCGCGGGTCAATATCAAAACTTCCGCCGTTATAAATAATAAATCTGTTTTTTGTGTGAATATATCTATAATCCTCCATCGCCAGCCCTTGTCCAAACTGCCATTTATTACAATCAATTTCAGAATCACTAAGCGTAGTACTCAGTGATTCTGAATAACCTCTGAACACATCAAATTCAAGTGTCAAATCAGCGTATCCCGGAGCTTTCCGATCAATGCCGACGCCGCTTGGATGTACTCTATATTTTTTACCAGGCGTTTTAGAATGAACTAAAAAATACTCGCTCCTTTGATAAATAAGTTCGATTAGTTCATCTAGTTTAACGTGATATAAATCAGCAGTGCCTGTTCTGAAATGGCACAAAATCGAGATAGGAAACATGCTGAAATTACTGTCTGTTGTTCTAGCACCATCAGAACCAGCAAATTCAGTATAGTTATTTACTATTTGCGGCGGCTCTCTGCTCACTTCCCCTACCTCTAAATCAAATAATTCATTAAGCATATATGTTTTACCTTCAATTACTAACGCCAGTGATGTAGCCATGTTATAGCCCCTTTCCGTAGAATGCTAGTGATGTAGAACTTCCTAAGTGATTGTTTGTATTATCTGCAATATCTTTTCCATCAACATTAAAAATAATAGGTCTATCGCCAGATTGCTGAATGGCTTTGATTAAATCAGCGTTGCTTGACTCTTTTGTCTTGTTGTCAATAATCGTCTTAACTGTAATAGTTCTGTTTAAATCAACGCTTTTTAGGCCCAGCGCTTTTTCAGCTGAAATCTTCGGCAAAGTTATAACCGGAACGGTCATATTAGAAGCGGCGTTTACTACTTTATCAACCATTTTATTTGTTGATTGCACTGCACCTTTAGCGCCAGCTAAAACACCGTTTCCAAGGCCGCCGGTAAAAAACTTCCCAAGCTCTATGGCCACGCGAGAAGGCGAATGAATTTTAAGCGCTTTTTTCACTGAATTAGTGATTGTGTTAGCAATGCTCTTAGCTGTTTTTTCAAGTTGTTTTTTCTGACTGTTTAGTCCGTTTATTAAACCTTTTGCTGCGTTAATACCAGCGCTGTACATCGCATTAGCCGCTGTGTTCCCCATTGATTTAGATGCGGTATTAATTTGATTCTGCGTGCTGTTAATCGCTTTGATAGTCTTAGCATCAGATTTAGCAAGAGCTTGCGCATAAGATGAACCATTTTCTACTCCCGATTCTAAGATGTCGCTTATAATGTCTTTACTAACGCCTTTTTTGCGCAGTTTTTCTACATTCGCTTGAAAAGCTTTGATTTCTTTTAAACGTTTTTGCATTTCCGCTTGTATTGACTGCGGATTTTCTGGGTCTACGTTGCTAATAGATCCATAGCTTTGCATTTTTTCCGTGATTGAAGCTGCATACTCTTTACTTTGTTTCGTCAAGTCAGCCATCTTTGTGTTAGCGGCTTTTAATTGAGCGACTACTTTATCACGTTTTTTAGCTGTTGCCGCTAGCTTGTTTGTTTGTTGCCCGATATAGCCTTCTATGCTACTTAACGCTTTCGCTTGTTTAAGTTGCCCGGTACTCTTATTCTTAGAATGTAATCCCGCGTCAATCGCTGATGATATTTTATCTTTCAGTGTACTAGACAGTTTTTTGATTTGTGATTCAGTTCCAAGCGCGCTAGCTACAAGATTATTCGCCGCTTTCGTCACTGCTTTATTTTTTTCTGAGATACCTAATGAATAACCAGTTCCAAAATCTCCGCCCAATTTTTTAGATTTTTTAGCAGGTGAATGCGAGTCTTGTTTTTTCTGAACTGCCGCTAATGCTTTACTTGCTAAAGACCCCGCCGCTTCTCCAACAGCGCCCATACCGCTCAAAATACCATTCACATATCCAGATGCGAAGTCAGAACCAACTCCGCTAGAATCAACAGAGGCAGCGCCGCTTTTAGCAGAGTTACCTATACCAGTCCCTGCTGAAAAAGCATTTCCTTTTCCGTCTAATATCCCGCCATTAAAACCATTAGCATTACTAACGCCTGTCATTTGGAACAAGTTAGGGTCAAAAGCACCGTTTTTAGCGTTATTCTTAATCGTGGCACCAGCGTTTTTATTTGCTTCAGCTGTACTCTTTATTCCGTCAGCATTTGCGTTTCCGCCTTGTTTACCAATGCCGTTTAGTTCGTTTGGAAGAGGCGAAGCACCCATTTTTACACCATCAACTAAATATTTGCCTGCTTCTTGATATTCGTTAGATTTAATAGCAGCTATAAATTGATTCTTTCCATTTTGTCCATTCAAGAACATGCCATTTGGCAAGTTAGAAAGTGTGTTTAAAACATCATTATTTATGTTTAAAGCCGCTGTAGTATAATCTTTGCTTTGGATAGCTGTTACAAATGCCTGAACACCTTCTCCGCCACGTTGGCCCATGATTGCAGCTAAACCAGACAATGTATTATCAATTGAAGTGCTTGTAGAAACAAAATTTTGCCACAACGCAGACAACTGTTCATCACTAATATTTCCAAGTTGAGATAAACCGCTCGCAAATGTTTCAGCGTTTAAAGTGCCCCCATTTGCGATTATTGCGTTCATTTCAGTTGCCCAGTTTTTTAAGTTTGTAGACAGCGTCTTGTTTTTCTTCGTTTGCTCGTCAATTTGAATTTGATAGTTTGCTTTTTCGGTTTCAGTTGAAGCGTCCGCTTTTTTCTTTTTCAAATCAGCAAGCGATTTCTCGCCAGTTTCAACAGCTTTTTTCTTTTCTTCATATAAGCTCTTTTGAACTTCTAAGCTCGTATTTCTTTCCTTTTCATTTAAGCTTTTACCTTGTTCTAGTCGCAATAAGTTCGCTTCAACATACAGCTGATTTTGTTTCGCTAACTCTGTTTGAATATCAGTAGTTTGTTGTTGTAAAAACTTCTTCTGTTGAGCAGTTAACTCTTGCCCGTCAGCCCAACGATTTGTTTTTAGCATATTTGAATAATCGCTTTGCAAAGTTAGTAACGTGCTATTATTCTTTGTTGTTTCGTCTACTAAAGTCTTATTTGCATCTGCTATAGCTTTTTTACGCTTATCTCCTTCGAGACTCTGAGCCTTTTCCATAGCTACGCTATATTTATCTTGAGACTTTTTAGTTGCTTCTTGATATTGTTCGTAAAGGTCTTTAGCCGCATTTAAGAATGACTCAGTTTTTTCACTAAGTTTCTTTCCATACTGATCAACTCCGCCGTTCAGCATCGTATCTATTGCTTGATTCGACTTCGAAACAGTTGTTTCAGTTTGTTTGGCAGTTGTTTCTACAAGCTTTAATGTTTCCTTTATTTTCTTGCCGGATGTTTCAGTTTTCTTTGCTGTTTTTTCGGCTTCTCCGCCCATTTGTTTGAATGCTTCAACTGTTCCAGTCAGTGCATAATTATCTTTGTTAAATGCATCTTTTATTGCTGAACCTGCTTCGACAAACGCATCTTTTGATTGCTCTAAGCTTTTCTTAGCACCTTTTAAATCCCAATGTAGAGCTTGAAACGCTGCTTTTATCGCGTAATACAGCCCCTGTAGCGCTTTAATAGCTACTAACACAATTCGCGCTAATACTTGAATAATATCAACTACAGCAGCTAGAACTAGACCAAGAGACGCCCAAATAGCAACACCAACATATTTAAGTACATCTTTAAATCCACTACCTACTGGTTTTAATGCGGCAACTATCTGTTTGAACACATCTATTATCTTGCCGAATGAGTTTTTCACCGCTTCCCACATAGTTGATAAAAAGCCTTTAATATTCGCAGTGTTTTCTTTGAATGATACATACATGCCGTATGCAACAGCTATAACTGCACCAATAACTGCGATTATTACTCCGAATGCGGCGGCAGCTGAACCTAGAGCGACTTTAAGCGCCAAGAAAGAGCCTTTCACAGTGTTAACAATTCCACCGAGCAACGTGCCACTGCTTGCTAAGCCTCTAAATGCCATTACCAAACCAGCAACTTTAGAATACACGCTACTAAGAATATTGAATGCTATAAATCCAGCGGCTACTTTCGCCAAAACCGGCGCCAACTCGATTAAAACTGGTATAAACTCTTTGATTTTTTGAATCAAATCAGAAAGTTTCTTCTGGAATTCCGGACTTGCTGTTACTGCTGCAAACTGTTTAAATGCGTTTTTAGCAACATCTAGTGCTTGGATAATCGGGCCTTTTAAGTTTTCGGCGATATTCGCAAGACTCTTAACAGCTGCGGTTTTCATGTTCGCAAATGAACCGCTGATAGTGTTACCTGCTGTTTTTGCTAGGCCTGCCATTTTAGCCGTGTTACCAGCCATTCCAGTTGTTCCTTCTTCAATACCTTTTGTCAACATTGCGATAGCTTTTGTTGATTCTAAAGATCCCTCGGAAACATATTTTTTCATTTCTCCAACAGATTTGCCTGTGGAATTTGCTAAAATTTGCCATGCAGGAACACCCGCGTCAACTAAACGGTTAATATCGTCTGCATAAGCAACACCAGACGCTTGTAACGCAGAAATCGCATCTGTCATCTGGTCAATTGATTCCGAACCGTTACCGACTCCGTACGCCGCATCAGCAATAGCAGTGAAAACAGGTTTTACATTCGCCGCTTTCATGCCTGCCGCGACCATTTTTTTAGCACCTAATGCGACAGCATCTAACGCGATTGGTGTGCCGTCAATAGCTGCTGTAAGGTCAGTCATTACTAATTGGGCATCTTTTGCTGAACCAGTAAGGACTGTTAATGATTTAGTCGCTGTATCAATCGTATCAACACGACCAATAGCGCTGCCTACTACATTTTTTGTTGCCGCAATAAGTCCTAGCGCAGCCGCTAATTTAAGAACACTAAAACGAGCTTGTTCGGCTGGTTTTTCAACTGAATTTTTAAGTGCTTCACGCATTCCAGCGCCTGCGCCTTTCGCCGCCGCTTTTGCCGCGTTAAATCCGCTTACTAACCCAGTTTTAATTAACGAGCCAGTGCTTTTTGCAATATTGCCTAGGCCTTTTAATGCCGAAATACCAGCTTGTCCAGCCGCTTTGGCTCCGGACTTCACAGCGCTAAATCCTGTTTTTAATGCTGATTTCACTGTTGTTCCTGTCGTTTTCGCCGCGCTTGCTACAGCGCTAAAAGCTGTTTTCATCGCGCTACTTACTGCTAATGCCGCTGATTTTGTGGCGCTAGGAATAGCTTTCACAGCGCTAATAGTTCCTTTAACGCTCATATAAGCAGCAACTACCACCGCTTTGTAAGCTACTACGAAACTGTTTTTCACTGCTGTAGCCGCTGTTTTTGCCGCCCCCGGTATACTTCTAATAACTTTTACAGTAGTTTGAGCAAAAGAAATAGCAGCCGATTTAGCTGCTTGCAAACTACTTACTAATGCTGATTTAATACTGATTCCAGCGCTTTTAATTGCGCTAGGGATGGATTTAATGACATTAATTGATACTTTAACAGCTGACACAATACTACTTTGTACTGTCTTAGCAATTGAAAAGAAGCCGTTTTTAATATTAACCGCTGTGTTTTTGATACTTGTTCCAAGTTCCTTTATCGCTGTAATAGATGCTTTAGCAGCGTTTACGAACCCAGTTTTTACTGTTGATGCAAGTTTAGATAGAGCGGCTTGTACATTTGAAGGCAACTCACGCATAAAGTTTAAACTAGCTTTTAAAGCATTTGAGCCAGCACTTCCCATGCTTTTAAACGCATTTACAAACGTGTCTTTTAAACGTTTTGATTGACTAGCAATATCTGATACCGCTTCTCTATACGCTTTATCTAATGCTGCCCCTGCGTTTGTGCCTGCTTTCGCTAAATCTTTTTCAAACGCATCAAGTTGTTTATCTGCTTTTTTATCGTCTAAACTAATCTCAATTACTACTGATCCATCGCTCATGTTCTCACCTCTAATCTTTTAACTTATATCTGTTTTTCAGTTTAATTAATTCGTTCCGTTCTTTTTCCGTTCCTTTCCCAGAAGGTAATTCCGCTTGCCTAATGCCGATTATCGTTTTAATTGTTGTATCATCACGCAAACTTTCTAACAATGCTCTAAACTTATACCAGTGCATTTTCCCCCGACTATCTAATAAATCAATATTGTAGTCTTGTAAAAAAGAAGCGTAGATATAATCCGCATCTTGCGTTAATGAATATGAAGCAATTTCTTCCGCATCCTCATTGTTTGTAGCGCTTGGCATCTTGTTTCCGTCGATATCATAAAGCAAACCATCGTCGTTTTCTTTAACAATATAATTAGTGAAAATATCAATAAGTACCAGTGATTTTTCTTCAATATTCGCGTATTCGTCTTCCTCATTTGAACGTGGCCAAGGCATATCATCAGCAAATAGCACATCAATTGCTAGGTTAGCTCTGAACACATCAGATAAACTATTATCTTCCGTTAAATCAATCACTCTTAGAACGTTGTCAAAAGCTAAATCGAGCTTATACTCTTTTCCTTCATATTCGTAAATATCGTTAACTCCAAAAGCGAGAGAAAGCATTTATATCACTTCGCTTTTTTAGTCATTTTAGCTTGATATTTCTTTTGAATTTCATTTTGTTGTTTTTCTACTGAACCAACGATACTTTCTGCAACTTGATCATAAACTTGATACATTTTTAAAATATCTTTGCACTGCTTGTAACATTTAGCGAATGCTTCTTCATCATCTAATAAAACTGCATATGCTTCAGTTAAAGCTTCTTTAACATCTTCTTCTAAAGCAAAATAATCTTCTGAACTCATTTCGTCTGTATTATCAATGTTGTATTTATTTAACTTTTCCAGTTTCTTCTTGTACTTCTCATCCGCTTCAATCCATTTACGGCGCATTTCATCGCCTAACCCGACTTTAAACAGCTCCGTCCCAAGTTGAAATTCTTGATACGACTCTTCTAATTGAATATTAATTACATTATTTTGTGCCATTTATGTTTTCCTCCAATTTAAAAGCCCCTACTGTAAGTAAGGGCTTCTTTTTTTAATCTGCCGCTTCAACTGTAATCGCTACAACTTTATTTATAGACGGCTTTACTTTCGATGCTACGGTAATATTCGCTGTTCCAACTGCAACACCTTCCGCCACTCCAAGGCTACTAATTTTCGCTTTTGGTGGATTAGAAGATGTAAACGTTACTTCTTGACTTGCGTTAGCAGGTAATACAGAAGTTGTTAAAGTAACTGTTTCTCCTACCTTAATTGTGATTGTTTCGCTGTCCACTACAACGCTGGACGGGCTCTCATCAGGGTTTAGTAATTGTTGGTGTTTCGTCGTAAGCAATGCGACAACCAAATGCTGGGAACTCTGTAGCATCACCGCCACCAGCGGAACCTTTGATTTCTGATACAGTCGCTTTACCGATAGCTGTTTCGGTATCTGGAATTTCGATTTTAAACATAATCCCGCGATTTTCTGGCGTTCTACGTTTAGCGACAATTAAGTTTTGTGCATCATCTTCACGATCGTGTGTCCCTTCAAATGTGTAAGCTTCTGAGTAACCTAGCACAACCGTTTTTTCGTTGCCATCACCGTCATAGTCGCCTTGCTCTTCCGTGTTGTCCGAACCATCGTCAGACACGTTTGTAATCCATTTGGATAGTCGTTTCCAATCCGGTTCACCTGCACCAGTAACAATTTCAGCAACAGAATATTTCGTTTTTGCGTTTTTAATTCTCATCTTTATTTTTCCTCACTTTCAATATATAATTTGATTTTGAAACTAGCGCTATAAATAAACGTTCCATCGTCACTAGCAGAAACGAGGTTCGGCACACTAGTTGTTTCTTTGTCTTCTAGCACAAAGCTGTTATTTAAGCTCTGAATGCTTTCTAATTCTGTGTTATCAAAATAAGCAGTAATAGCATTCAACACATTTAAAACTTTCATTTCTTGCTTGCTAGAGCCGTTTAGGTTAAAAGAAAAAGACCGCTCATAAGAGCCGTCTTGATAACCTTGTTTATCGTTATTTGGAGTCAGCAGCAAAGCGATTGACTCGGGTTTTAATATCGCTGTTCTTAATTTCATATCTTTTAAATCGACGTTGTTTTCGATAGCATCCATGACACTGTCCAAAAAATCTAATGACATTATAATCCCTCCTCAACCGCTTTTTGCGCTACTTCTATCCAACTTTCTAGCTTATCTACTTTTGCACGTTGGTCCCATTTAGGACCAGCTAACGGATGATGTGTGAGTGTGAAATTGAAGTTTATTCCGTTGTAGAGTCTCCGCGCATAAATAGATGTCCACATTATTTCTTTGTCGTTCATAATAACGTATTGATTTGATAAATCACCCTCCAAAAAGGGGACATAAGGTGCAATATCAGCGGCCGCTTGATTAATTAAAGCAAACTGACCTCTTTCTTTCGCCTTTTTTACGTTCCCTTTTGCTTTTGAGAGGTCCACACGTACTTTAATCGGCATTAAACCACCTCGATTTCCCAATGATGCACATTTTCAGAGGTTGCATAACAAGGTATAACTTTGACAATCTTATAAGCTTTTCCAGAGAAAAAAATTCTCGATCTACTTATAAAATCATCTGGCACGTTCATGCTATTCACTGCATCAATAAAAATAACCGCGTCATATCTATCACTATCAGATAATCCCGCGATTTGATTTGATTTTGAGAAGTCGACACGAACATGCTCAATCTCTACACCTTGCTCATAAACGACCTCGTTATGCCTATTTTCTTCTTTATACGCTTCGTAGCTAATGTTATGAATTAGCCAGTCAAGAGGCAATTGAGGGACGTTGGTCGGCGGTTTTACTACTTTCATTAGCGAACACCTACCCCGCTATAAAGCAAGCCTGTGGGAGCTAAATACGTCCTCACGTCGCTTCCAATCAGCCCGCTATTGAGTGATGTTGCAGTTGATGCAAAGTTACTATCACTAATAGAAGTTCTTCCGATTGATACATTATCTGGTTTGGAAACAGCTAACTCACTTGTTCCACCCGCCTCTTTGAAATACTCGATTTGGTTGCAAGTGGCTAACTGTATTTGATGCTGAACAAAATCGCTAAACGATTCAATCCCGCTTTTTCGAATTCGGTAAAATGTCACTGAATCGATTTTTCTTTCAGCGTGTTTTAGTAATTTGTCAAATTCATCCTGTTCCAAATGCTCCCCAGCGTATTCATTAGTATAAAATTCTAGTGTTGTGTAAGGCATAATATTCGCCCCCTTTTATCATGCTCCGCCAGCTGGTAATTCTTCAACTAAATGCTGAATGCCAACGATACCGATTTGTTTATCTTCGTAAACTTTTTCCCAGTTTCCAGCTTTTGCTAGGTCCGCATTTGTTGGAGTGATTTCGTTAACATCACGAACTGCATTTTTAAATTTAACTCCATATGGGTGCATTGTGAAAGCACGTCGAGTAAACACTTGGTCATTACCTTTAGAGGCATCACGAGCTGTTTCAAATGTTGTTAACTTAGCTGGGTTACCAGTGTTTCTTCCGATAGAACCTGTTGCAAATAAATATGAAGTGTACACTTTTGCTGCACCCGTTCCTGTGGAAGGCACTCCGTCGTCTACAACTACACGATATCCTAAATAAGTTGGGATATTGACTTCCCCACGAGCATTTGGAATAAATGCAATTAAGTTTTGTTTTTGCAAGGCTGTATAAACCGCTGAATGCATAACCATTAAGCTTAAACGATCCGAAGAATCTCCAAGAAGCTGTTTTGCATCTAATACTAAATTCCCCGAAATTGCAGATGTTGGTTTTGATAGCAAGTGGGAACTTGCCAATGCACCGTTTTTAGCAAACAGTCCATTTAACACGGAAATTAGTACAGTTTGCTCACGACGCATCCACCAAGAAGCGATTTTCCCCATTAAAGCGTCTAAAGGGTCGTCTCCCGAAATAACCGCCGCAAGTTCGTTGACTGACCATCCGCGCCCACGATACATTACCGCAGCAATGTCAGCGCTAGCAGTAATTTTACCTGTTTCTAGCCCTTTTTCACCGTCACCTAAAGTTTCGTCTTCGCCGTCTAAATCGTTCCAAAACGGCATATTAACAAGTAACCCGCCCGCTGTAATATTTTGCGCAACGCTTGGATCAGCCACTGCAATTCCCGATTGGATAATTGCTGATTTTTCAGATGTGAAGTTATCCATGTACGCATTAAAAACCTCTGGTGTTACTACGTCTAATAATTTTGTGATTTCATTTCCCATTATTCACTCTCTCCTTTTTCCGTTAAAAATTTTGTTAAATTAAATGAATCTGATTTTAAATTTTCCTTCAACGAACCGCTGAAACCAGCCGGAGCTGTTGGATTGCCACTGAATCCAAATTTCGGAACCGCCTCGCTTTCTTGAGCAAACAAATAAGCATCGCTTTCTTGCAATGCTCCTAGCTGTTCGTCAAGGCCTTTCAGTCCTTCATCTGTCAGTTCTAGTTTGTCGTTATCCAGTAAAGCTTTTACAGCCTTCGGATTTCTTGCTTTCGCATTTGCTAAAGCTAAATCAAGTGCTGCACCTTTGCGAGTTTCTACTAATTTAGCTTCCGAATCTTTTTTCAAAGTTTCGTAATTGTCTTGCAGTGTTTCCAATTGAGCTTTTAAAGATTTGCTCGTTCCGGAATCAGTTTTTAAAGCTTCGATATCATCGTCCCGTTGCGCAAGCTGGCTTTTAAGCCCGTCTCTTTCTGCTTCCGCTGATGTTACCTTGTCCTTTTCGTTCTGAATCGACTTACCATGTTCGACCATAATAGAGTCGATAGTTTCCTTTTCCAAGCCTAATTCCTTCAAAAAGTCTCTTTCCATTTCTTATTCCTCCTACGTTGTTTTTACGTGATACGATCACGAGAGCCGACTTTTAACGACTTTCGTTCAGGTCGAATGTTAGGCATATACTTTTTCTCTGCTATACTGTCTTGTTAAATTGTGCGTTTTTACAAATGCTCTTAGCTTGCTTTGCTTCGTTCTAACAGCTTGTTTAGCCTTTTTAACTGTTAGTTCATCGCCTAATTCTTCGGCAGCTGACAGCTTGCGTTTAGCTGCTCTTATGTCGCGTTCCATCAATCGTTGTTGCTGACTCAACATATAAACGCGTTTGTTTTCTTCTTCGTCTATTAACTCGTTCTCGCCTGGTGCAATGTTAATGCCTTCAACGAAAGCAAAACGATGGTGACGGCAATTACAACCGAAAATCCCATCTCCATAACCATATCTAAGCTCTGGCGAGTAAATAGACATGTATTTATTGCCGTATTTCGTTTTTGTTTCTTCAACAGATAACAAACAGATGACTTTGCCTTGAACAATTGAACACGTTGGTCTAGCTCCTACATGTTGCGAAATACGCACTAAATCAACGCCATATTCATTCATTCGCTCATCTTCAACGCTGTTATAAACGCTGTTGACGGTTGTTCTTGTAACGGTTCGGACGTAAGCCTCTGGTGTCCATCTTTTATTAGCCTTATCTACAAGCGCAGGAACGCCATTTTCAGCGAATTTAGTTACTGTTTCCGCTAATGCTTGTCTATGTGTTTTTAAACCAGCTAAGACGCTCTGTGTCGTTTCGTGAATGATATCTGAATAGATTTGTCTTGCTTGCGATAACATCGTTTGATTGACGCGATTATAGTTGCTTTGTGCTAACTTAAAATAACTTCTCATTACTTTATCGACTATCGTTTGCCCATCGCTTACTAGTGGCAACACAGCGCCTGTTTCAGCTAATTTACTGAAATAGTTATCTACTTGTTTTAAATCGCTATATCCTGCGTCTTTAACAATAGAAAAAAGCTTCTTAGCAGATACGCCGGAAGCTTTGGAAATTCGTTCAATCATTTGCTGATCTAGTGCATGAACTTGATTAAGTTTTTCTATTTGCCAAGCAAGCACATTATCTGCGCTGATATTTTTCTTTGTTTTTAGTCGTCGCACAATAAGAGTGAACAATTCATTTTCTAGCGTTGTGTATACATCAACGACAGGCTGTACAAATAAGTCGAGTTGCCTTGGAGTTAGTGCCATCTATATCACTCCTCTTCGCCGAATATCCCGGTCATGTCGTTGTTAGGCATTTCCGCTTGTTTTTCCTTTGCTAACATTTCAGCCCATTCATCCGCTTCAGCTTCAGTAATATTCCAAGCACGCTGTAAAGCAATTTTTAGCGGAATCATACCTTGGTTTTTAGCGTTTGTGTAACGATTGATAGTTGTATCTTCGTCTTGCGCTATAGAGTCGTCAAAATCGACTGTAATAGTGTCTAACTCGACTATATCGCCAGAATATGCCTCAATAAATTTTCCAACTTCGAGAATGCTCACAATCATTTCTTTTATGCCTTGCTCAATTAGTTGCGAATGACTGTTTTTAGTTTGATAAGTTTCTGACTTCTCGCTTACAACTTCTGTAGCTGTTTTTAAGCCGTTTTCGTCAAACGTAAAAGTGCCAGCACTTAATCCAACTTGCATGGCGTATATTCTCAGCATTGCATTTATAGACTCGATGAACTCCGTTGAACGTATCTCAACAGATATATCTTTTATTGCTTTGCCGTTATCATCTTGGTCACCTTGATACAAAAAGAATGCTTCATCGGTTGAGTCGAAATATTGTGTAGTTGAACCATCGAATCCGACTGCCGTTTTAACGAAGCTCGAAGGCACCAACACTTTCTTTTTGCCTAATTTGAATTCTTGATAGTATGAATCGAACATCAAATCAAGCGTTTTTAATGTGTCCAATGCGTTAGCATAAATGGAAATGCCTAACGGTGAAGTTAAGTTCTTGTTATTAGCTATATTAGGTTTGATATAAATGAACGATGGGCGGGTAAATTTTGGTAGTGGTACAACTGGCTCAATATCATTAAACAACAGTTTTAAACTTACTTTTGTACCAAGCTCGTTCGGCGTGTCTGACTGATATAGCTCTGTTGTAACCGTGTATACATCGCCTTGCCACTCATTCCACTCAAGCAACGTATAATATTTATCGTTTTTATGAAAACTATTAGCAATAACACATTCGTCTACATTCTCGCTGTCATTTGACAAAGGATACATGCAATCAGCTGTCGCGAATGAAACCTTGACGTTTTTATTGCCGTCGTGGTATACCTTTATCACAAAACCGCCCATCGCTTCTCCGTATTCGATGTAACGCTCCATATTCTTCGTAAAACCGTTTGTTTTGAGTACGTTAAGCACGAACTCTTCTGCTGCTTCATCATCGATATTGATTTTCACTTTCTCGTTAAAAAGAAGCTTAGACATGTATTTAGCTGTAACTTTCGGCAAATTCATAGATAATTGACGTCTGTTAACAGGATTGCCGTTATGCTCATAGTTTAGATTATGCCATTCAGCATAATGACCTTGGTACAATCGTTTCCACATGTCAATATTCTTATAATCTTCATCATTAGCATTTACTTTTTTGTGGTCTTTTACATCTTTCAGTGCTTTCAATAGTCCCATTCTCCGCATCACTCCTTTCACGCTTGCGATTATTTGATTTATCAAGGTTTTCACCTCCTAGTATTTGAGCCCCAATTTGCGTAAATTATCTTTAACATAGTACTGAAAAGCATCACACGTATGATCGTCTTCTTTGATGACTTCGGGCTTGTCTGTGTTGATTGTTTTAACATCCCATTGATACTTTCTATGTTCTTCGATGAATATTTGATTTTCTTGGATATCAAGATAATAAAAACGACCTTGCGCTAATAAATCTTGCACAAAGTCGACCATATCCACTTTTTTACCTTTTGCGACGGGGTGTAAGCTAACACCGTAATCTTTGTAGTACTGATTTCGAAGTCCGCCCTCCGCACTATCTACCGTTTGCATATCGACAGGCGCATTATACTTCGCGACTATTTTAGTCATGAACTCGCGTAACTCTTTTGAATAATCCGAAGGTGCTTTCTTTACTACTTGATTCGCGGGACTGTAATAGTACGTGTCTAGTAAGATAACATTTCGTTTTGCTGTAAAACCTAGCGCTAGACATGTGGTAGCTGAAACTTGATGTCCAGTATCAATAGCGAAGTCAATTAAAATAAGCCTGTCATCCGCAGGAATAGCTTTAAGCGGCTGAAACAGGTTCATATTGTAAACATTATCACCCAGACCAATTACCTCACCTAAATACATCCAGCGGTAATAATCGAGGTCATTCTTTTTGTATTTCTCAATTTTCTTAATGATTTGCTTAGATAAAAAGCCTTTTTCATCATCCAAGTAAGTAGTGTGATGAATTAAATAATCATCGTCACTACGTTTACTATCTACATATTCATTCACCCATTCGTAAGGATTGCGAGGCGGGTTAAATGACATATATGTTGTAACTTCTTGACCATCTGGCAAATCTTCACGAATGAAAGTGTCTTCTACTACGTCAATATCAGTCACGCCAGAGAATTCCGCCAATTCCTCAAACCACAAATCACTAACATAACCGACTGGAATTTTCATTGATTTTAGTTTAGCGGGATCATCACAACCAGAGAAATAGAAACCCGTTCCCCATTCTTTATGGATGATTTCCATTGGTGACTTACCAAAATTGAATTGGTCAGCAACACCCATTTCATAAAGCGCCCATTTAATCTGCTGATAGACTGATTTATAAAGTGTATTTGCTACTTTACGCAGGCAAACCATGTTAGACATTGGATTAGCCATTTTCTTCTCCACGAGCTTTAAACTGATAACAGACGACTTCATAGAAGAACGTCCGCCTTTTGCTATGATGTGATTATGTTTAGATAGCCACAAGTCATAAAAAGCGGGATTAATCATATCTGTTACATTGATAACCTGGTAATCAACTAGTTGTTTGTGTATCGTCGCGTTCATCGGTGCCACCTGCCTTTTTGTCAAGGTAGGCTTGCATTTCATCAACGTTCGACATGATAATTGTTGTTGTTCCTTGATTGCTTTCTTGCTTCGTATCTGCTCTTAACTTATCTATTTGCGCTTGAATAAGCTCTTCTTGTAATTTATCTCTACCGCCTGCTACATGACGCTTAACAATCTCTTTTAGTGCTGATACTCGTTGATTGATGTCAGCGGACTTCATAATGACAGAAAAGCTATCTCCGTTTGGAACAATTACTTCTTCTTCCATTTCGCCTCGAGCTATTTCGGTGAATAATTGCATTGCCTCTGTATAGCCCATCACTCGCTTTTCTTCGAGTTCACTTAAAATCTTATCTATATAGCCTTTAATAACTGGTTTTGACAAGTTTTCGGTCGCTATACGATTAGCCGTTTTCGAACTATAACCAGCTAGTCGAGCGGCTTCTGTAGCATTACCGCATTTTATATATTCGTCTGCAAATCGTTTTTGTTTTTCGGTTAGTTTCACTACATATCACCACACTCCCTTATTTTTATTATCTGAAATCTAAACTACATCTTGCTTATGAAATAAATTGTTATCTTTCAAGAACTGATGCAATGTAATTCCGACTCTATTTACTACATCCTCGTCTTGCTCTTCAAAGCCCGATTCATAAAAGATTGCATGTAATATTTCATGAACTAACGTTTGTTCTTTTCGTTCTTCTGAAAGTCCGGTTGAAATTTCAATATGATTATCATGAAATACACACGCACCCCAATTCGAATTATCATTATCAACAACTTGTTTTTCTTGAACGACGTAATTAACAGCGCCTATTTTAACCTGTTTTGGAATTGCCATGCGTATCCCCCTTTATTTTCATGTATCAAAAAAGCCCCGAATAATCGGAGCTATAACTTTTATTTAATATCCGTAGTTATGAAACCAGCAGACTTCTACGGTGACGAACGTCTTCGTCTTGTCTTTTGTTTCCTCATTTAATATGCTTAGTGCTTACCAATTTGGCTGAGGTATCTACATACTGCGTACAGCATGAGACTGGATATTATATACTCGGCAAGGATTTGCACCTTGCAGTTGGTTGTAATCAGCCCTTTGATATACCAGACCATGCAGGCTTAACGTCTACCTATTCCGTCACGAGTATCGAGATTGAACAAGAAGGTGTCTCTTGTTAGGACTAGTGAGATTGGAATGGGATGCGTCTCCCATCAAGACCAACGATCAGATACTAAGCCTCTGTCCGGCAACATAGCAACCTCCTGCTATATCATCATCATGTGATTATAGATGAGAAGCGAAGTGCAGACTTAATATATTATTTTATTTGTAATCATCTTCACTTCTCACTAATAACATTTTATCACCTTTTTTTGCTCAAAAAGTGCCTAAAAAGTGCCATTTTCAATTTAGCACTTCAATTCCAAGCGTTGTCGCCAACTCAATAACAGCCTTTCTTTTTTCACGTTTGTACTGTCTCTCCTCGTAAGGAATATCAAGCATAATAGTTATATCTTGTAAGTTATGAATAAACTTCTCAAACAGTATCTTTCTATGAATGTGCTCAAGTTGGTTCAAAATAGCATCGTATTTTTTAACCGCTTCTTGTGCTGCATGAACGTTATCGACATTATGAATTGCAGCATCTTCTACTTTTGAATGAAATTCATTACTGAAATTCGGTGGCGTTAATTTGTATGTTGTTGTCATCGTTGGCATTTTACGACTTCCTGCCATTACACGCAGCATTAAATAGTCTTTAAAGAACTTTCTTACTGCTCTGACTGTCTGAATGTAGTTAATATCTTCAACTTGTGGTAGATTGAATAGTTGTCCCATAAAGTCGCCCCCATCACTTTATAAATTTTCGATAAACTCCCTTATTTTCTCAACCTTTTCAGCTGTATCAATAAAAGATTCTTCACTAATTGCTTCAAATTCAATATTATAATTAGCGATTTCTACGTCCTTTCCGTCACAAATTGTTTCTCTTGTAAATACATTTAACTTTTCAATTTGCATTTTCATCCTCCTAAAACATATTGCTCCAAGCCCAAAATATCCCTTTAACTGCTAATCCTAGTACAAAAATCAGCACCAGGACCCATAAAGTGTAAATAGTAACAGCTCCAATAAATTTCGCTACTTTATCAATCATTCCATATCTCCTTATTCCGTTGATATTCGTTCATGCCAAAAATCTGATAGTATTCTTTTTTATTTCTTTGCGTATAATTTAAAACTGTTGACTTCGACACTTTGAAATGCTCTGCAATTGCGTAACATGTTAGTCCTGCGTTACGTAAATCAGCGAATTCACGAATTGTAATTTCCGCCCATTTTTTCTTTTTCACGATGCGATCAAACGTTTTTGTCCAATAAGTTTTTTGCTTTTCTTCTGTATTTTCTTTCATCAGATTGTTTAACTCTTTTTGCAACTTTAGTAATTCGCCTAGTTCTACATCGTTATTTGCTATATAACCAATAATTTCCCGCTGTCTCTCTTTATTCTTCGTCATCTCCATTACCGCCATTTATCACACCTCCACGAATTGTCCGCCTTTTAATTTCACACACTTAATTGATTGCATATAACGCATTTCAAATAGTTTTCGTTTGAGTATAAACTCGTTTGTTAACATGCCTTTAACATCGATTAATTCCTCGTGACCATCTTTGTATCGAACGAGAAAATCAGCTTTATATTTAATCGCTCGATATAGCTTCCCGTTTTTCCGAAAGCTTTCTTGGAGCACAAACTCTGGCTGTAAATCGAAACTCACTACTTCCCCGCTCATTTTTAATAGTTTCAATTGCTGATAATAAGCTGCCTCTGCTTTGCTATCGAACTTTATATTGTCAATAACTACTTTCTTCGCATTATATTTACTTCGCGTACTCGTTCGTCTCGTTAATGACGTACGCCGTATACTTCGCCTCAATTTCTTCGTCCCCCATTTTTTCAATTTCGCTAATTTGGTAGTTTGTAACTTCTGCAATCGCATTAACCATGAATCTGATGCTCGCTAATCTTTTACTCAGATTATTAATATTTTCTAGCGCTGTGTCTGCTGTCATTTTTATTCACCCTTTCCCTCAAAATGGCAAATCATCTTCATTGATATCAATCGCCTTGCCCTCATTTGCAAATGAATCGCTCTTCTGGCTCGTATCCGCTCGATATGAGCTTGTTTGGTTGTTATTTGAATAATTAGCTTGGTTTTGGTAATTATTTGATGTAGCGCCTTCTGCGTTGTTATTTTTAGGCTCTAAGAATTGAACTGATTCAGCAACTACTTCTGTAACAAAAACGCGTTTACCGTCGTTGTCCTCATAATTTCGAGTCTGTATTCGTCCATCAACGCCCGCCATGCTTCCTTTTTTCAAGAAATTAGCTGCGTTTTCGGCTGGTTTACGCCAAACAACACATTGAATAAAGTCGGCTTCTCGTTCTCCATTCTGATTAGTGAAAGCGCGGTTTACAGCTAATGTAAAAGTCGTTACTGCTAATCCAGCTGGAGTGTAACGTAATTCAGGGTCTTTCGTTAATCGTCCTACAAGTACTACACGATTCATCATTATTTGCTTTCCCCCTCAAAATCTTTAATTTCTGGTCGCTCTCCGTGAGTTTCAACCATATTTTTTTTTGCTTTTTCAACTTCTTTTCTAAATTTGTCTAATCCATTTGCTTCGATTTTTTTCTGGATTAAAGGAATCACTTTATCTTTATAAAATTCAATTGCTGTATTGCGAGTGTTTACATCTAGTAAATCTATGAGATCGATTGGATAATTTAACAATGAAGCTCCACTAGATATTTCATTAACGTGCAAGAATACTTGGGTTAATGTCCTTTCCGGATAAATTGCAAAGTCTATTCCAGCTATTGTCACTTGCGTTCCCATCTTCGCAACCCATCCACTTTTCGTTGCAATCTGGAACACTTTATCTTTTTCAGATATTTTTATTGTGTTAGTCATTGTTCTCCTCCTATACAATCCCTAAGACGACAAATCCGTCTTTTTGCTCATAATCTGTCATGTAAACTACTTCAACAGCGATCTGAAAGCCTGAAAATTCATTGTTCCATTCGCGTAAAATCAAAATATCTCCTACCTGGAAATCGCGGTCATTTTTTCGAATTTCGAACGTTTTACGCCCTTCCATCACAGCTGCGAAATATTCGGGTGTTATTTTTAATTCGTGTGTTTTAGTCATCTATTCCAAACTCCTTCCGCAAACTGGGCAGTACTTGATATTAAAATAAGCTGAGTACTCCTCTTTATTTCTAACTATGTTAGTAACGAGTTCTTTATCACTTGTCAGCCAAATTTTATCTTGTGGATCCATTTCATCAACAACGCTTTCTCGTTTTTTCAAATCATCGTTGCAAAATTTACACATTATTCCGCCACCTCTTTCACCATGTAAGTTCCGTCATCATCTAATCTCAAACGATACTCTTTCAATGTTTCAGCTTCATCGTGTAACTGATCACTCAAATCTGTTTCTTTGTCATATTTATCGTATAAGAATGCTTCTACGTCTAACTTTATTAACGCAACATAGTAATCTTCATCAAGTTCTCCGTCATAGAAAACTTGCTTAGCATTTTCCAACCATTTTTTAGCTGTTAGGAAGTCCGTTGTCCACTCTGTTACTTCGTTATATGTTACTACTCCATATAAAATCATTCCGACACCTCTTCACTACTAACTGAAAACACATGTGGGTCGTCATATAAAGCGTTAATTGCAGACCGTAATTCGTTATCATCTTTTACCGTTCTTTCATATGAATCAACAATAACTTCCCCCATGAAACGTTGCTTGTATGTTATTTTATATACTTTATAATCTGTTTTTTTATCGTTCATTCCGACACCTCTTCTTCAAGAATCGCTTTAATTCTTTCCGCTTTGTTTAGATCAACTGTAAAAAACAAATGCGGGTGAACATCGCCGATTGCCTCCCAATTAGTATATTTCTCATCATTCGCCAGAAACCAATCTGCCGTTGCTGCTAAACATTCATTTGTGATAATTCTACGGTTATCACTCATAACACCGTTTTTTAATATACGTGTTAAATATATATCTCCTGAAATCGCCGCGTTTGCTAACTTTAAATTTTCGTATGCCATTATTCATGCCTCCTATTCATATTCCGAGTTAGTTCTTTCCAGTTGGCAATTACTTTCATCGATGATTATTTTCGCTTTACTTGTATAAATTTTAAACAAGGTTTCTGTTAGACCATGCAAACCATTCATAACTTCTTTAGCACCAAAATTATTAACCATATCTTCGTCTTGATCGTTAATTCTAACTGAATACAGTTCACCGCTTTCGCTGATATGAAGCGTATACTTGCATCCGTATTCATTCATATCTTCTTCCGCATCCATATGAATGAAATAAGAACTGTATGTTTTGTCTACGTGAAGGGACATTTCATGACATTCTTCGTATTCAAGATTTTCTAACCCTTCGATTTCTTCGGCTAGTTCATCAATTAATTCAGATAACTTATACTCGCGTTTCGGATTAGTTAGCAAAGATTCAATCTGTCTATTGATTTGTGCCACTCCCTTATTTTTAAGCTCGTCATCCAGTTTGTCTTTTATCGATTGAAAAACCATATGATTGTAAGACGCTAAATCTAAATCTTTAAAATTAATTTGCAGAGCTTCTTTTGCTGTGTTCTTAAGCTCTTTTGAAAAGTCGCTCCATGATCCAAATAAATCATTGACAACACTGTCCACTGTTGAAGCGACATGTTTGTCGATTAACTTCTGTACTTCCCCGTCTTTCTCCATTTTCGCTAAACTATCATTTACCATTTTGTTAAAATCCATTATTTCTCCTCCAATAGTTCCGGATTTTCGTGAATGTTGCCTATCACTGTCATAGCTGCTGAATCAACGCTAGCATCGAAGTAGAATCTGGTATCGAAATCTTCGGGATCTTCTCTTGTAATTTTAATTCCGTCGATTTCATCTGGTATCGTTTCGCCACTAAGTGCAGGCGGCTTAATCAAATCAAGATAATACGCGCATATATCCGTGTCATATTTAACCACTCCAACATATTCCACTTCTTGGTAGTAGCCCATTGGAAAGTGTTCTAAAACCACTTGCACAATGTCATTTTTAGCAATGGCTTTGTCGTCTTCGTCTTTCCTACCGATATACTGCATCAGCACGACATCATCAAAGCTGTACCAGTCGACGCACAGCGTGCAATTTGCGTCTCCGCAACCACTTACACCTACAGACTCTGTTTCGTTAAAGCACAAATCCGTTACTGGAAGCACTTTCTTATCTTTTTTTACAAACGCTCTATATTCAATGTCTCTCATTTCTCCACCTCGCTAACAGTTTCAGCATCAACCTCATAACATTCTTTGATTATCGGAATAGCGCTATAACCATCATTCTCAACGGTTATAATATATGCACAATCACAGTCATCCATGACAAAGTATCCGTGTACCAATTCCCCGTTATCTAGGCGCTTTCCTTTGAATTTAATGTCACTCATGCTTGTTCCTCCAGATCCCTAACAAAAAAACAAATTACCGAATGCTTAAAATCAACTAATGCCACTTGTGGGATATTAACAACATCATAAATTTCTTTAACTGTGCCAATTTCGCCTTTATGAATTAGTTTTGTTTTATACGTTGTTTTTACAGTGCTACCTACTTTTACTGTCATGCTTCACCCTCCGCTCCCTCAACAGGAACAGCAAACTGCCAATAAATATCACCTTCGGGCATACCTTTTATTTCCGCTTCTGTTAATTTGGTTCTCCAGCCCGTTCTTTTTAGCTTATCAACCCATCTGTAATTTCCAGAAATACATGTTTCGCGAGATCGTATATTTAACAAAAGACACATGTTAATTACTTCTAATTCGTCTGTAGCTTCATTCCGCTTTGAAATCGGTAACTTCACATAATAAAGCGGTTCTTTCTCGACTTCGTAGCCGTCAAGCCAAGCGCGTGCAAGCAATTCACCATTTTCATTATTGTTTTCCATGATCCAGTCGTAGACATTTTCATCTAGCGAAGCTCTAGAAGTTAATAAATCGCACAATAAATCATGAAGTGTATGACCATCTTCTTTAGAATGATTTTCCAAAAAATCACCTACTAATTGTGGAACTACTACCAACTCTGCTTCCTTTTCTTTAGCAATAAAACAATCTTTAGTAGCTATTATCTTGTCCTTAGAAACTTTCACTAAAGAGTTGCCTGTTCCAAACTCTTTACCGTTGTACCAACCACTTAACAATTCATTGCCTACAATTACGTGTACGTTTTCGCCTTCTTTAAATTTCAAAATTACTCCTCCTCTAATCCGTCAAAATGTTCATACGCATCACCCTCGAAATCAGCGTGCTCACCAGTATTTAAAAATTCGCCATCTTTGCCTTTTTCGTAATAAGCGTAGGTTGCCGGGAATTTATCTAAACAATCTTTGTGCCAAGCGTTTCCATCAAAAACAATAATTTCGTCATATTGAGTGAACGTTTCATCACATTCTTTACAGTTAACAGATTCTTGTTTTGTCATGCTTGTTCCTCCTTGAACAATTTTGCTATATTCTCAATTACATTCACTGTCACACTATTTCCTGCCTGTTTGTATAATTGACTATTGCTATTTACTTCTGCTGCTCGATCAAATGCCCAATCTGGAAATCCTTGTAGCCTCCAACATTCACGAGGCGTTAGTTTTCTAATTCTGAAATTACCTTCTTGCAATAAATTATTTTCTTGCCAACTGCTTGATGATAGCGTAGGTGCTATATCGTGTTTTCCTCCGTGGTTAAATCCACGCGATTTTTGAATAATAGCTACTTTTAGACCTTCACCTTTGTTAGTTGTTAGTGTGGGGCTAATACCTTTATCTGAATAAACCTTACCATTCATGCCTTGGCCAGAAGGATTTACGTTTCCGACTCGCACAACTACACCTTGATTACAAGACGTATCCAGCGTATTAGCTATTTGGTCACCTACACGACCGCGTCTTATGTTAGAGTTTGGCATAGCTAAATTCACGCTATCAAATGGTTTAGCAAGGGCATATCCTCTCTTTGTTGCCTCACAAATCGGAATAAGTACACCGTGAACATCTTGAACTGTTAGTGTGAACATTTCTTCTCCAGCATCTTTAAATCTACGACCGTTTTGCCTTTTTTCTTCTCGACCTGGTGTTAGTACAGGGATAGCTATTTTCGGTTCTCTACCACCACCTATATCGTTTTTATTAAACGTTCTGTTTTCTCCTCCGAGAGGAAATATTTCTCGTCCACCTGTTCCTCTAAGATTTCCGATAATGAACACGCGTTCTCTGTTTTGTGGGACTCCGAAATCTTTGCTGTTAAGAATCTGCCATTCCGCATCGTACCCCAGTTCATCAAGCGCGGTAAGGATAGTAGCGAACGTTTCTCCTTTGTTGTGTGATAGTAACCCTTTGACGTTTTCAAGGAATAAATAGCGTGGTTGGATTTGTTTAGCTGCTCTAGCAATTTCAAAGAACAAAGTTCCTCTAGTTTCCTCGAAGCCCAATCGTTTTCCTGCAATTGAGAATGCTTGACAAGGGAATCCTCCACAAATAACGTCAACTGTTCCACGCAACTCTCTCCATTCTTCATCTGTAACTTTTGTGATGTCTTCACGTGTCCACTCTCCTTCCGTATCGTGAATTGCCTGGTAACTCTTTCGTGCGAATTTATCAATTTCTACATAACCTACACACTTATGACCGGCACGTTCCATTCCAAGACGAAATCCGCCAATACCTGCAAACAGATCTAAAAATTTCACGCCTGCACCTCGTTCCTAGCCGCTAACTGCGCTTTAATTTCAGCGACTTGTTTTTCTAAGTCTTCGCTTGATCCTGTTGTTGAAGTTTCTTGTTTTGTTTGTTTCTGGTCTTTGTCGAACCAGTCCGGCAATACTTCTTCTTTAACTGGTTTGTTATATTTGTTGTAAGTGGGCTTGTTATATTTTTGCTCTAACTCTATCTGTCGTTGTTTTTCCGCTGCATCAACATCAGCTATTGTTTTAAATCCTCTGCTTTCCCAGTTTTTAAGAATCTTATTAACGTAAGCGTAATTACGTTTGTTAGCTCCTTGCTCTGATGTAACTTCCAAAGCCTTCATGACAATTTCTCGATTACCTGCAAAATCATCTACCCAAGCAAGCAGTTTTTCTAGTTCAACTGGAAGCATCATTCCGAATCCGTTTTGTTCCCAAAAATCCTTGAAATTTAAATCGCTGTTGTTGTTGTTTTTATTACATTCTTTAGTTCTTACATTCTTGTTAGTTGTTAGCTGTTTGTTAGCTGTTTGTGAGTCGTTTGTTAGCTGATTGTTAGTAAGTGTGTTAGCTTTATTTTCCGACTCTTGATAAACTCCCCAGTTTACTATGTTTATAAGAGTGTTTACCTTTGTTGATTCCTTTGTTAAAAATCCGTAATTTTCAAATCTTTTTAGAGCTGTCCTGACATTTTGCGATGAGATACCTTTACCGCATTCCTCTGTAATCGACTTAATACTTGTGACGAATTCACCTGGTTTTGCTTTGAAAGGTTTTCCCATCCACTCCCACTCGTTTTCCTTGTGATTTGCCATCATTAACAAAGTCACAAGGATGGTTTTTTGCTCGGGTGTAGAGCTTTTCCATATCGGCTTTTCTTTCAAATCTCTATGCAATTTAATCCACCCATGTGACATGCATCTTTTCTCCTTTCATTTAGATCATTGACCCTTGAACCTCCGAACCAGCTTCTAACGTGTCAGACGGAGTTATGGGCGCATCTATGATATCTGGTATTGATTCATCTTCTGTAACGTCTTTTCGTTCTCTTGGCTCTGCTTCGTCCTCTGTAACCGCTGTTTGCATATCGATGGATAAAATCCCCCATTTACTTAACATGTTTCTAAGAACGGTCTTTTTAGCCATCGCATCATAATCTTTTTTCCATCCAAAGTCTGATTTACTAAATTTCTGTTTATGTGCTTCAATTTCTTTACGAGTCCAATAGACCGTTTTTTCAAAGCCATTAATTAACTGGAAATAGCCACAGTAACCAACGACTTTTTCACTTGTATTGTTGTCTAAATCTAGTTCGATTTCTTCGGTAAGTCGGTTCCATTTCAGTAGCTCACCTTCGCGCACTTCGATAACATTAATGCTTTTATATTGTCCTGAACGTAGCGCTAACTGGATGTATCCTTTATAACCAAGTTGAAACTGTGCTCTGCCTTTATAAGGAACAATCCACGCATAACCTAAATTTTTGTCGATTGGTAAATCTAGTGTTGCAGCAACCATGGCGGAAGTAACAACTGTCATCGGGTCAGTTTTTTGTAAATAGTCGTCGCCATTATAAAGATTTAAAAGGGAAGTTAAAAATTGAGGCGCTTTTTTATCTAGTACCTTTTCGAATTTCTTGCGCATTGTCGGTGCTTCTAGCAAACCTTTTAAGTCTAATGATTGTGCGCTTGCTACTTGCCCTCCATTTTGTTTATTTGCTAATTGATTTTTTAATTCATCGTTAGTTGCCATTATTTATTCTCCTTCACTGCAAATTTTCTATAACTAGTTTCTTTACGTAATTTTTTGTAAATGTCTGGATGTTCTTCTTTTAAACGTTTAGTGTCTACTCTTGAAGTAATAACAGGCTTCCAAGTAATCGTAAATTCGTCTGCGATGGCTGTTTCAGCTTCTTTTAAATCATTCTTGATATTATTATCAATTTCTTTCTTTCGTGTCTCTAAAAGCTTTATATCGCGTTCTAAATTTGCTCTTTCAGCCAAAAATTCGTTGTATTTTTTTGATAAAATAACTTGTTTAGCTTCTGACTTAGCAAAACGATCTTTTAAATATTTTTCTGCGGCACTTGAACCGTCTAGCGCCGGCGCTACATGTCCTTTTACGTTCGTTTCCCAAAAATCTAACTCAAAAGCAATTATTTGATTGATTAACTCGTCATCGCGTTCAATTTCTTTCCAAATGAATTTATTTCCTCCAATTAGAACAGCAACATAGGCTTTGCTTTTACCTGTGACCGCTAAATAGTGTTGTATTTGCACTAGGTAAGTCGCTGGTACTTCGTCAGCTTCCCATTCTTTTGCTAGATATGCTGATGCTGTTTTACATTCCAAAATAGCGTCTTCACCAACCACAAACCTATCAACGTTCGCCAACATAAAATCATGCTCTGGATGTTGATACATCATGTTGCTACGTCTTACTTTCTTGCCAGTTCGCTTTTCGAATTCTTTTGCGACAACTTCTTCCATTTGAGTTCCCCAGTATGCTGCTTCTCCTGCCATTTCACCGGGCGGAACCTGGTCGGTCTTGTCTAACCACAACTCGAAAGCTGTTTTGTATTGATTTAAACCCATGATGATTCCCGCATCGCTTCCGCCGATACCTAAGCGCCGAGTCAGCAACCATTGTGTTCTATCCATGTCTTTCACGCTTGCTAAAATGTTCATTGTCTTTTCTTTTGCAATAGCCATATATGCTACCTCCATTGATTAATATGTGAATTTGAGGTATAATTTTCTTAAGGTAATATCTCAAATCCTTAAAGCGCGCACTGCTATGCGTGCTTTTTTAATGTCTAAAACCATCGTCCCAAAGATCATCAACAACCATCGGATTCTCAACCACGTTTATCACTTCCTCTCAGCCAAAAACCTGCGATTACAGACATAAACGACACGAAAATCATTACCATAAATACATCCATCAGCGCGTGACCTCCTCATAGCCTTTTAACTTCAACTCTTCGATATAGTCCGTCATGTTGTCGCAACCTGTTTCGTTTAACGGGATTTTCTGCTGAAATGCCGGATTAGCAATCATTTTTGTTCTGCTATTTGTATGAATTTCGCTATCACCGAAGTTTGTAGTCTTTCTGAAAACTCTTTCTGTCATTGTTGTAGCCCTCCTAAATTAAAATCAGAATTAAAATCAAATTACATAAGTTTATTAACGCTAATGCCGCCGCTACTATGACTAAGATGCTGAATAAAAGTTGGTTCTTCATATTGCGCGCCTCGGAATAATAATTTCACGCAAATGTCCATCTACAAGCTCTTTAGTGACTTTGTACTTTTTGTTAAAAGCTTCGGCTCTTTTTTTGCGCTCAACTTCATCAATCTTTTTAAATCGCTCTTTTACAATGTTGTTTATTTCTGTGAAATTAATATTCTTCGACTCGTAGCTTTCGTAACTAGCTGATACTAAAACTTCGCTCATTTTCCGCAACTCCTTACTAGTCCAGATTTTTGATAATATAGATCGCGTTTGTTTAAAACTTGTTGTAAATCTATGTTGAAAGCTTTCGCAATGCTAGTGTTTAGTGTTAAAGCAGATGCAACTACATCTGTTATTTCTGAAATAGCTTGTTTTGCGGCTTCTCGTTGTAGCATGTCACCTTTTCTCAAGCTATATGTCATCGTCTCTAAGCCGTTTTTCAGTGTGTTTATCGCTTCTTCAACTTCTAGTTCAAAGCGGTTAGTTAAAGAAGCGTGATGGTTGTCTAAGCCGTCAAGTAAAGGCGGTATCATTCCGTTTGAAAATTCATGTGCGAATAAATAGGTGCTTTCTGGTTCGTTGTAGCTATCAATTAACTGTTCTGCTTGTTCAAGTGATACCGTCCGCTTGCCTTTCAGCTGATTACTTATTAGTGCTGGCGTTACAAAACTATCTATCGCTAGTTCTTTTTGCGTGCGAGTTTCTGCTAAAACTTGCATCGCGCTTGTTGCCGATGTTGATTTTTGAAACATAATATCTCAATCCCCTTTGTATATTTTTTAGCGACTAATTAACAACTTATCGTTATATACTATTGTTAGTCGCTCCCCCGTGACTGTAAGTTGTCTGCGAGCGCCGTTGTGGTAGGCGGCGCTTAAATTATGACTTGTTTGTTTTCTTCCAATAATTTGTTTAATAGATATACTTGGCCTTTGCCAGTAACTCGCGGTGTATAGGTTGTTATCATTAAGCCGTTTCTATCTGTATGAATATGTGTTTTTTGTTCGAATAATCCTAAATTCATTGCCTTTTGAGACGGTTTGTTATAGTAGGCCCCTTTATTTAGCAAATAACCGTTATCTCTCAGCCATTCAAAAAGCCTGTTTTGTCCTATGTCTAATCCTTTTTGTTTTAGAATAGTAGCTAAATCTTTTACTAAGATTGTGTTCTCGCTCGTTTGTACAGCTTCCGCAAAAACTACTTTAGGCTTTTGTTCCTCAAGTTGCTTTAAAGCCTCTTGCTTCTCTTGTTGTTCCTCAATCCATTTTTTAGCTCTAGCGACTGGATCTTCTATCATGTATGAAAAAGTTGGATATTCAGTTGCTAATTTCCTCGCTTGTTTTTCTACTTCAATGAAGTATTTTCTAATTGCTCGACCCATTTCGTTGTTTTGCACCATTGCTAATTCTTTAGCAGTATCTAAAGTCAAAAAATAATTTGTTGATGGTCGCCCATTGGTTTTACTCAAAGTTGAGTAAAAGTCTAAACCATTCTCATAACCATAATTTCCAATCATTCTATATATCCAATCATTAAATCTTGTATTTACTAAAAGCTTTTCATGAAGCATCCGGGCATCAACAAATTTTTCGCCTTGTTCATTTTCTAAAACTGGCAACATATCATTTGCAATTACTTGTAAATTTGACATTTTGCTCTCCTTTCTGTTCGCCCTTTCACAGTGCTATAGTTTTTGTGAAGGGAGGTGGGTAAAATGACTAAATTAATAATTAATGAATTTGATTTTTCTTTAAATGCATCAAATTATCATATTCTGAATGACTTAATATGTGTGGAATCTACATTAAACAATTCAGAACTAAACTCATTTATCGAATTATATAAATCTCATTTAACCGATGAAGAATCTTTCGATTTTATGTTTGATAATAAAAAATACTATGGTAGATTTGGCAGATTTGTATTTGATTCCAAAGGAAAAATTCAATTATTCTTAACAACTAAACCTTTTGTAATTGATGAAAACACCTATACTTATTCATCCGTAACAAGAAACGAAGTAGAGTATTACAATACTTCTAAAGTTTTAGTCGATTTAGAGAAAAGATTTAATTCCTTGATTGACTTACTAAAAAAGAAAGAACTTATAAACGAAGACGAAACAGATATCTTTGCTGGATATTTAACGTCATATGAAGAAGGTATTAAGATTAAAACTGAAGTAGCAGATTTAGATGAATATCTAAAAGAAACTCATGAAACAATTGAAGATATTAAAAATCAGTACTTGGAGTAGCAAAATGTCTTAATTTTATACTCTTTTCTGCCTCTCTTATTTCTTCCTTAGAATTCACCTTAATTTCTAACGAGTTTATAGTGCTAGCCAAGTCTTCCACCAAAGATTTGGCTTCACTTAATCTCTTTTCTAACAAAGTAGCTTTTTCTATGGAATCCTCTACTCCATTCAGCTCTAATTCCATTTCGACAATTTTTAGCTCTTGATCTTTTTTAAGTAAATCTAAAATATTTTTTATAACGCTGTATTTAACGAATGTGCCACCCTCTATTGCATTACCATTTTCTAAAATTGTTTCTAGTTTAATAATTGCTTGTTTGATGTTATTCATTTTTCTTCCTCCTCTATTTGTTTTAAAAAAGCCTCTACTTCTAAACCATCCACATCTATTCTTTCTGGATAGCATTCAATAATTAACTTTGGTCGTTCACCGCCCAGTATTTCTAAATGAACACCCGTTACAAATCGTCCTACTTTCCAGTCACCAAGTTGAATGGCATTATATGCAGACCCATCTCCTCTTTGACTAGTTTTGATTGACAAAGTTAACTCTTCGTTACTCATTTTCTAACCTCCTACTTTAGTTACTCTCCAATCTGCTATAATTAGTTTGATTGGAGGTGATATTATGAAAATTAACTATGATTGTATTCGAGATGTTTTGTTGTCAGTGCGCGATCAAGAAGAATATGGTGATTTACATAGTGACTTTTTCACTGAAAGCCTTGGTGACAAGTACTCTTTTCATGAACTTGCTAATGCGGTATCATTAATTCTGTATGAAGGTCTTGCAGTTGGTGATTACCCAACTGGTAACATGGACGGTAATTACGACTACATTATTCGTTTTCTAACAGTGTCTGGAGACCAATTCATAAATTCTGTTAAAGATGACTCTGTATGGTCTAAAGCAAAAGAAGAAGTTAAAAATAATCCAATCCAAACTTTATTTTCTTTTGCCCAAATCGCCGTTAGTTTTTTCCGATAATCTATTAACTAATGAATTAATTTCTGAATAAAGTTCCGGCAAAATACTTAAATCGCTAAAATCTTCGCCAGTTATACTTAATTCAATGGTGAGTACTGACTCTTTTCTATTTCTCTTAGTTAGTAAAGAGTTTGTAAATGCAATTTTTTTCATTTTCTAGCCTCCTATTTTTGGTTACTCTCCAATCTGCTATAATTAGTTTGATTGGAGGTGATATTATGATTAAAGTTTCGCTAATTGAAGAAGGGAAAGTTCTTCAAAATATGGAACTCTATTATTTACCTAGAAAAGGTGACGTCATTTCAAGTCCAATATAAAAGCACCGCATTACCTAGTTAATGTAGTAGCACATGTAGATGGTCACGAACTGGTAAATTTACATGTCCAGGAATTCGCGAATCAAGTTGTCGCAGGCAATGAGATTAACGGTTTCCGAAATAATCGATGAATCTATTGTTTTAATCCAATATGCATTTTTAATTGTTTCGCTATCTAAGTACACTGCTTGTTTGGTAAGCACAATAACTTTTTGTCCACCTTGATAAGTTACATAACCCTTCCTAACAAGCAGTGTGCCTTCTGTTATTTCCTCAATTCTTCCACCTACTCGTCCCGCAATTTCCAAAATGTCTCCTACTTTCATTTTCTAGCCTCCTTTAAATTAGTAATTTTTTTGGTGTAAAACATTTCGCATTTCTTCGCTGATTGTGAATGGGTGATATGCCACTTGTACAACTGGCAACGAACCTGCTTTTAAATCTAGCTTCACCGCTGTGATTCCTTTTCCTAATTGCTTTCCATTAATTTCTAATACTCCATAACAGCAGTTTCTATCTCCTTGCATTTTAATATTTAAAGATTTCAAGTTTTCTGGAGGTATGATTTTGGTTTTAAAAACTGATTCTTTCTCTTCACTTCTTTTATTACTCAAATATCTTATGTTCATTTTCCAACCTCCTGTTTATTCAATACGAATAGATTTGGCCTAAAATTTTTTCAGGTTCAACATTAAATTCTTTCGCGATAACCATTAACTGATCTGCTTTCAAAGCTGTTTTTCCTTCTTCTATTTTCTGATAACTACTAACACTTTTATATCCAAGTAATTTTGCCATGTGCACCATCGTAACACCTTTTTGTTTCCGTAAATTTTTCAAATTTGACATTATCGTCACCTCTCTATTCAATTTGAATAACTTTATATTTATATAATACTTATTCCAAATGAATAAGTCAAGCTTTTTTATTCTTTTTGGGTAATTTTTTATCAAAAGGGCGTAATATCTACTCGTATATGCTATTATTTTATTCGTAAGGAGTAAATTGGAGGAATTATTATGAATACTTTATCAAAAAAGTTAGAGTACCTTAGAAATAGTAAAGGATGGTCTAAAGTAGAAGTAGCTAAAAGGTTAGGCATGAAAGCATCGTCCACATATTCTAACTGGGAGTATGGTAACAGAGAACCTGATATAGATACATTGAAACGTATAGCTGACTTATACGGAGTAAGTGTAGATTATTTGTTAGGAAGACAAAAAAATAAACTAGTCGATACAATAGCTGCACATATTGATGCAGACGCTTCAGAAGAAGATATAAAAGAGATACTCGCTTATATAGAAGAAAAAAGAAAAGAACATGTAAATGAAAAAGAAATAAATATTACGGAAATAGCTTCAAAAGAAGATGCAGCAGTGGATAAATTTGTTGAAGAGAACGAAGATTTTAAAGCTGTTGCGGCTCGAGTAATGAATGATGCGGAAGCAGTCAAAGCAGTTAAGTCATTCATTGAATTTTACGAGCAACAAAAAAACAACTAATTTAATAATATATTTATCCTTGAACTACTTGACTTGTAATTTATTTACTAGTTATTGCTATTGATTATTAACTTTCTGTGAAAACGTGATATTTCTTATAAAAATTATGTATAATATAAGTGCAACGTTGCAATAAAAACAACGGGGTATAAATACATGAAAACTTTAGATGAACTGAACGTACAACATGATATAGTGATACTAGAACACGAATTCACTTCTTGTTCATTCGCTTTAAAAAGAGAGATTTTCATAGTTATTGATAGTAGATTAAGTCAAAACGAGAAGATAGAAGATCTCGCAAGACTTTTGAATAAAATATAACTATGTAACCAGTTTGCGGCCGCAGATTGGTACATACAAAAGGGAGAAAACGGGATGATAGCTTTATTTGTACTAGCTGGTTTGTTTATTTTTACCGGTATTATTATTTTAGCTGTATCACAATTACCAGGCATGGCATTAGTTGAATTTGCATTTGCAGCTCTTTTCATCTGGCTTGCTTTAAGAATAAAGAGAAAAAAAGCCACCCATGAAAAATTCGATGTAAAAGAAATTCCGAGTAACTCGCCTCAAATTAAGTTAAATTTTAATTTAGCACAACAGGATTTAAATTTCGCTATAAAGAAAGCAGTTGGAACAACTTATAACATGGTTCAACTAATTCCATCAAATCAGATAATTTTTTTATCAAAAGATGGTCTTGTGACAAATGATGAGTTTTACTTTGTTGATTATAAGTGGCTAGGTGCGACGTACAACACTCACACTAAAACTAATAGTAAAGCTGGTAAAACTATTGCTGGAGGAGTAGTTGGGGGAATAGTCGGCGGAGGCGCAGGAACAGTAGTAGGCGCATTGGCAGGAAGTAGCGGTAAAACAAACAGCACTTCAACGCAAATTGAAAATAAATCAAAAGCAATTTTTTACTTTTACAATAAAACAAAAGATATTGATTTAGTAACAGAATTAAACATTACATCAAAAGATATAGTTAAACTCGAAAGATTTGTCAAATATGTAAAATAAAGAGAGCCATTAGGCTTTTCTTTTTACCGAAAAAAGAACATACGTGCGGAAGGAGAAAGGAAATGAAGGCAGCTATTTATATACGTGTTTCTACTCAAGAGCAAGTAGAAAATTATTCAATACAAGCTCAAACTGAAAAACTAACAGCATTGTGCCGCTCGAAGGACTGGGACGTATACGATATTTTTATTGACGGCGGATACAGCGGTTCAAACATGAATCGTCCGGCGCTAAATGAAATGCTAAGTAAATTACATGAAATTGATGCTGTAGTCGTATATCGATTAGACAGACTATCCCGCTCACAAAGAGACACAATAACGCTTATTGAAGAATACTTCTTAAAAAACAATGTAGAGTTTGTTAGTTTGTCTGAAACGCTTGATACTAGTTCCCCTTTTGGTCGCGCAATGATTGGTATATTATCCGTTTTCGCACAGCTAGAGCGCGAAACAATCCGAGATCGAATGGTAATGGGTAAAATTAAGCGTATTGAAGCAGGTCTTCCGTTAACGACTGCGAAAGGTAGAACATTCGGCTATGATGTTATAGATACAAAATTATACATTAATGAAGAAGAAGCAAAACAGCTACGATTGATTTATGATATTTTCGAAGAAGAACAAAGTATTACTTTTTTACAGAAAAGACTAAAAAAATTAGGCTTTAAAGTTAGAACATATAATCGCTATAACAACTGGCTAACTAATGATTTGTATTGTGGTTATGTTTCATATAAAGATAAAGTTCATGTAAAAGGTATTCACGAGCCTATTATCAGTGAAGAGCAATTCTATAGAGTTCAAGAAATATTTTCTCGCATGGGTAAAAATCCAAATATGAATAAAGAATCAGCTTCATTGTTAAATAATTTGGTAGTATGCAGTAAATGCGGGTTGGGCTTTGTCCATCGGAGAAAGGACACTGTATCTCGCGGAAAGAAATATCATTATAGGTATTATAGTTGCAAGACCTATAAACATACTCATGAACTCGAAAAATGCGGGAATAAAATTTGGAGAGCTGACAAACTAGAAGAACTAATTATTGATCGCGTGAATAACTATAGTTTCGCTTCCAGAAATGTAGATAAAGAAGATGAATTAGATTACTTAAATGAAAAACTTAAAATAGAACATGCAAAGAAAAAACGATTATTCGATTTATATATAAATGGCTCGTATGAAGTTTCAGAACTTGATGCTATGATGGCTGATATCGATGCTCAAATTAATTATTATGAAGCACAAATAGAAGCTAACGAAGAATTGAAGAAAAATAAAAAGATACAAGAAAATTTAGCTGATTTAGCAACAGTTGATTTTGACTCTTTAGAGTTCAGAGAAAAGCAACTTTATTTAAAATCACTAATAAACAAAATTTATATTGACGATGAACAAGTTACTATAGAATGGCTCTAG